CACAACTTCTAAATATTGACATTTGAGAATAGGATATATTCTTTTGATAGGCAAAATTTATAGGTTGTGGAGGATTATTTCTAATCTCTTTTATAATGTTGGGTATTTTTTTAGCCAAACTATTTTTTCCATTTATCGCGACCTACTAAAAGACCGATTATTCCATAATTGGCAATGTCTATAAATGTATCTTGTATACCTTCACCTTCAACAAATGATTTACCATTTATTAATAGGTTTTTTAAACGTGATATTTTATCAGTTAATCTAATACATAACCCAGTTAGTGAGAATTGCTTGTCATCGCTGTTATTAACGATATCCCCGCCTAAAGCTATATTATTTAAACCATAATCCATATGTTTACGAGCAAACATTTCATACATTTCCTTTTGTATTTGTTTAAACTCATCCGATAATTCTGGGTATTCATACTCAAATATTTCTATTGGAGTTGAATTTAAATCGGGTGTTGGTTTTCCATTTTTAGCATCCATAATTTCTCTATCACTCATAATTTCTTGATATTTTTTAAATGAATCACCCATTAATTTGTCCTTTAGAATCAAAATACTTTTCTAATGCTTCTAGCCTATCGTCAGCATCTACTAACATAACAAGTGCTTCTTCAGCGTTTTTGTAAAAGTCTCCTGTGGAATGATCTCCGATACCAACTGCTTTGTTACCTAATAATTCAAGTGATAACAATGCTTTTGCTTTATCTGCTTGTGCAGATGTTCTTAACATATCTACTAATTTTTTCATTTTATTAAGGGTTTTATTTCTTTTTTATTTAATCCTCTTTCCATTAATATACGATTAATTTCTAGGGTATCCAATATATTTATATATTCTTTTGATTCTTTACTTGAACATTTAAAATAATCTCTAATATGATCTACTAAGTCTTTATTAGGCTGTTTAATCTTAGATTTAATATATTTATTCCATTTATTGTTTCTAGGAATAAATTCTTTATAAATAGAATATATTTTCTTTTTATCTGTAGGTAATATTTCTTGAATATCATTGACTGTCTCAATGTTAGAACGATCCATAGATAAAAATCTGTGAATCATATAACTATTCCAAACCTCCCAATCTTTATCAGTAAATGACTCAACGGGAGGTTTAGTAGTATTAATTGCTTTTAGCCAATCAAAGATATTTTTCAAATCTAATCCATTAATTCATCAGCTAATTCTTCTCTAAGTTCTTTTGGAACTGATGATTTAAGAATTTTCTTAGTTGATGGATCATAAAAGACTGGGATTGGGAGTAAAGCATCTTCATCTGTACCCATTACAAATTTGGACACAGTTCTTAATACTACTCCTTGTTGAAAAATAACTCCACCATCAAAATTTTTGATAGCAGTTGTATTTTTTAAATCAATTGGGGGTTGTTGGGTTTGCTGTTGCATAATTATTTATATTTAATTAAAGTTTGAATTAATGACATTATATTTATTTCCTTGTCAATACGGAAATTTGCTTTGTATTGAGCTTCATTTATTGCTACTGCTGCTGTACCTTCTTTATCCTTATAATATTCTGATGAGCGATCATATAATGCTCTAAATAATTCATCAAAATCATCTACATTAGCATCTGCAATAATTTGGCGTATATCATTAAATTTAGATTTATTTGATAATGCTGTAATTACTTTATCAATATAATTTGATGATGTAAGTATTGATTTATCTAATTTTAATTTATTATCTAACGTAGATAATTGTATAGTATTAATACATTTACGTAAATCAGGATAATATTGGTTAACTAAAGGTACTAAATCATTTATATTATGTTCAATTGATTCTTGTTGTAAAACCCAATTTAAATGTTTAGCAACATCTTTTTTAGTTGGGGGTACAATTTTAAGTACTTGACATCTAGATTGTAAAGGATCAATAATACGTTCTACAAAATTACAAGTCATAATAAATCTTGTAGTACGTGAAAATGTTTCAATTATGTTTCTAAGTGATGCTTGAGCTTGTATAGTAAGAAAATCTGCTTCATCTAAAATAACAACCTTAAGAGGTTTAAATGAAGCAACAGATGCAAAGCTAGAAACTTTATCTCTAATAGTTTCAATACCACGCTCATCAGAAGCATTAATATACAAGTGATCACAATCTAAACTATTAACAATAATCTTTGCTAATGTTGTTTTACCAGTTCCTGCAGGACCATAAAATATAAAATTTTGTATATCATTTTGATTTAAATACGCAGATATAGATTTTTTTATGCTTTCGTTACCAACATAATTATTTAATGTTTTAGGTCTATATTTTTCTACTAATAAACTATGCTCCGTACTCGCCATATATTGAATATTTCTTTACTGGTTCAGGTATTACTTCTGTTTCTTTAGAATCAATTGCATATAAATTACTTTTTAACGGTTCTAATTTATAACTACCTTTAAATCCTGTTTTTACCATATATGCTTCTAAACAATCAGTTAATGTTTTATGTATAGGACCATCTGGTTCATTTGCAATTAATCTCCATTTATCGCCAGGCGGTACTCGCCTAGCGATTAGGATATTTTGTTCTTCAATTTTTGTCTTAGCCATAATATACGAAATTATTTTGACTCAGCCACAGATGCTTTTTTATAATCTGTGATTACTCGTTTAATGGCTTGTGCTGCTTTTCTAGCTTTTGCTTGGCTAGATTTAGTAGTTCCATCATTGTTTTCTGCTAAGATACTGAAATTTGTTTCAATAATCTCAAAGATTTCATTTTTTGTCATTTTTTGTTTTTATTTATTTATTATTAATTATTAATTTACATCATTCCCATCATTGATGGGTCTATTTGTGGTTGAGAACTATCTTCACTAGGTTCATCTACTACTGTACATTCTGTAAGTAATACTGTACCAGCAACTGATGCTGCATTTTGTAATGCTGTTCTTGCTACTTTAGTTGGATCGATAATACCAGCTTTTTTCATATCAACTGTTTTTAGGGTTTTAATATCAAATCCAGCCCAAGTATTATTACCTGAATTAATTAAATTATTAGCTAGAATTTGACCTTTAACCTGATCATAACCAGCATTAACTAAAATTTGATTAAATGGTTTAGCACAAGCTTCTATTACAATTTGTGCACCTGTTGTATTAGCTTTTATACCTGAAGAAGCATATAATAATGCAGTTCCACCTCCGGGTATTATTCCTTCTTCAATAGCAGCTTTAGTTGCATGTAATGCATCATCAACTCTATCTTTTTTCTCCCTCATTTCGGTTTCTGTATTCCCACCTACATGAATGATAGCTACTCCTCCTGTGAATTTCGCCAACCTTTCTTGAAGTTTTTCTGTTTCGAACGGTGTTGTTGCTTTGTTGATTTGTTGTTGTAATTCTTCAACACGTGCTTCAATTTGTTCAATTCCTCCTTTTCCATCTACAATTGTTGTTTGTTCTTTTTCTATTGTTATAGTACGAGCTTCACCAAACCATTCCCAAGAGAATTTGTCAAGCTTCATTCCTTTTTGTTTATCAAACACTACTCCACCTGTAGTAATAGCAATATCTTCTAATATTAATTTACGTCTATCACCAAAATCTGGTGCTTTAACCGCACATACTTTCATTGTGCCTCTCATTTTATTAACAATAAGAGTTGCTAATGCTTCATTATCAATATCTTCAGCAATAATTAATAAAGATTTTGCTTGCGCAGATACAGCTTCTAAAATAGGTAATAATTCTTTTACTTGAGTAATTTTTTTATCAGCAATAAGGATTAGAGGGTTGTCTAATATGGCAGTCATATTACTATTATTAGTAACAAAATAAGGAGACTTATATCCTCTTTCAAACTGTAACCCTTCAACAGTTTCTAAGTAAGTTTCTCCTGTGCGAGATTCTTCAATATGAACAACACCTTCTAATCCTACTTTTTCTATTGCGGTTGAAATTAATTTTCCAGTTTCAGGATCATTATTAGCCGAAATTGTTGCAATTTGTTCTAATTGTTCTTCACCTGATATTTCTTCTGATATTTTATTTCTTAAATTATTTACTACTTCACTTACTGTGTTATCTATATCTCTTTTAATTTGCACAGCATTTTCTTGATTATTTAAAGCACTTAATCCTCCTTTTATCATCTCACGAGCTAATAAAGTTGATGTTGTTGTACCATCACCTGCTTTTTCTGCGGTTTTAACAGCTGCTTGTTTTACTAATTGTACACCTAATTCTTGATTAGGATCTTTTAAAGTAATTGATTTTGCTACTGTAACTCCATCTTTTGTTGATTGTGGTGCTCCTTGAGGGTTTGAAATAACTACATTTCTACCATTTGGTCCTAATGTAGATACTACAGCATCTGCTAATATATCTATACCCTCCACTAAATTTTCTCTTGCTGTTTTTCCTAATGTAACTTGTTTATTCATTTGTTAAATCTTTTATTTGATTAATTTCTTCTTCAGTAACTTTGGTTTCTGCAATTAATTCCTCAATTGCTACCTGTTGGTTTACCTTAGCTAGTACTTGGTTTTCTGGTCCTACATAATATTCTTCCCCATTATAAGGAAGTTTTGTAAAACCCATTGTTGGTAAAACTACTTTATCTCCTACTTTTAGATTAGTAGGTATAAATTCACCTGTGATAGTTGGTTTCCCAGGACCTACTGCAACTACAGTACCCATTTCATTTTTTTCTTTACCTAAGTCAGGTACAATAATGTTACCGTATGTAGTTTCTTCTACTTCTACGGGTTTAACAATAATAGCATCAAATAGCGCTTCTAATTCCATTGGTATAATTTTTTATTTGGTTTTTAATTAATTCATAATTTTCAATATATCCTCTTAAACTATCAAAGTTTCCTTTAGTTGCTTTTAAATCAGCAATTTTATGGAGAGCTTGTTCAAATTCAGAAAAATAATACAAAGATTTTTCATAAGTTTTACTTTTACCTTTAGATCTAAAGTGGTTAGCATCGGATGTAACCATTTCTTTAACAGTATAACTATACTCATCTTTAGTAATAAAGAAGGGTTCTAGTAAACTATCTGTAATCGTTTGGATTGATTTTCGTTTTTCAGACATATAACTTGTTTTATTTATTTATCCGTGAATATACGAATAATATTGCGCTAGGACACGCTTTTTTGGTAAAACTTTTATTTTATTTTAATTGTTTTTGCTTTTTTAGACTCCGCAATTGGAATAAATAGATGAAGCAAACCATCTTTCATTTCTGCTTCTAATTTCTCTAGTTCGAATTTAGCTGCTACTTTATAACCTAAGTTAAAAGATCGTTTGGCTAATCCTTTATAGATATATCCAGTGTAATCTTCTTCTTCTTCGGTTGGTTTATCATAGATAATTTTTAAAAGATCTCCATCAATTTCTAGTTGAATATCCTTTTTAGTTAGACCAGTACAGGCAACTTCAAAGTGAAGTCCTTCATCGTCGTAAAAAATATCTAAGGGGTGTGGTTGTTTGTTTTCAAACGTTGTTGGTTGAAAAACTCCGTCTGCCTTGAAAAGGTTACGGAATAATAAATCGAACGGTGTACGTTCATTGAATAATGTACTCATATCATTTAGTTTTGTGAGGCCGAAGCTCTCGATTAATTTAATTTAAACATAACAACGCGCCCTAGCTGCAATTTTATGTTCTATTATACATATGTAACTATTCATTCCTAGCTACAAAATATTCGCTTTTTACTTCTTCTGAATAGAAGTTTAATTTTAACATTCCTTGTTCTGATAATTTTAATGTACCACTGTCCATATCTTTATTTGCATTTAAAATATCTTTAAATATATCAGAATCAAAAGGTATTTCTATATCACTTTTAGATATATTACCTTGAATTTGGTAAGTTATTTTATTTGAAAATCCAGTATTATCACCAAATATAAATTCAC